TACCAGACCATTAAGACCGTGGATGTCATGGACATGATGTATGACGACATCAAGAAAACCGCCCAGGACAGCTACATTGGCAAATACACAAACGACTACGACAACAAACAGCTGCTGATTACAGCTATTGGCGGTTATTTCAAAGAATTGGAAGAAGGTCGCCTGTTACAGAAGGGCTACTCTACGATTGACATCGATGTAGAAGCCGTTAAGACCTATCAGCTCGAACATGGCCTGTACACGAAAGATGAACTTGCGGACATGTCTGACCTGGAAATCAAGAAGTTGGATACGAAAAAGAAAGTATTCCTCACTGCGAAGGTCAAAATCTTGGACGCAATGGAAGATATCGAACTTCCAATCAATATTT